CACCACCACCACCACCGACCAGTCGCCTCGGAGCGTGGGTCATCATGCTCCGAGGGCACAACCGGTACGAGTTCGTAGCGCAGACGGCTGAATATTATAAGGTAGCAAACCCGTTAATCAAGCCAATTTCCGGTGCCATTTTCCGCACGCCTAAGACAACAATAACGTCACCCGAGTATGAGCGAAATCTCGGCCCGTTGCTGCATGGAATGCATCCAGTTGTGCCAGACAACGGATGGCACAACACCATTGCAGCATTTAGGAAGCGATGCAATTATCTTGACACCGGTAGGGCCACACCATTTGTGATACATCACGCTCATGAATTCATCAAAGAAGTGTGCCCTCAGCCGTTGGTCAAATTCGAGTGGACGCCACGTCTGTATGAGGAATGGAAAAGCAAGTTCGAACCTGAGAAGCAACTTCGAATGGACAATGCATTGCTTAAACTTCCGAATTCCAGACTTGGTGACTACACCACGAAAGAAATTTTCGTCAAAATTGAAGCGTTAATGGTTGGACATAAACCTAACTGGGCACCCCGTGTCATTTTCAAAGGAAGCGACCTGTACAATGCTTTAGCCGGGCCTATAATGAACGAGCTGATGAACAGGTTTGACAAGTGCCTCCAAGGAATGACAGGAGATTACCAGTTCCGAACCAGTTACAAGAAAACGCCAGATGAGTACGTTCCTTTCGTCGAGAAGCGCGAAGAAGGAGAATATTGGGTAGAAGCTGATTTCAGTTCCAACGACAAGACACAATGTGCCGATGTTATATTATTGGAAACTGCGTTGATGAGGACATTAGGATGCCCAGAATGGTTTGCACGACTGCATTTGAAAGAACGCAAGTTCCGAGTCGTGAACCACCAGCATGGCATTAAGGCCGGCCTTGAAAACCAGTTGGCAACAGGCAAGTGTGACACAACGTTGAACAATACGTTCCTGAATGCATGGATTTTGTTCGCTGCGTGTAAGAAACTTGGGATCAGCAAGTGTAGAGCGATGCTCATGGGCGATGATATGATAGCATGCATGAAGGGCGAAGCACATTATGTTGCCAAGGTTTACACATCCATAGCTAAAGAAGCCAGGATGGAAGCTAAAGTGCTACGCCACAATTGTTTGTACAAAGCAAGTTTCCTTAGCAAGTCATTCATTCCTTGCTCCGCCGGGTACCACCTAGTTTTGCCTCTTTTAGCTAAGGCATTGGGTCGGTTCAATGCCAGGGCCAACAAGAATAGTGCTGTGACTGACGAGGGGTACATGCTAGGTAAAGCTATTGGTTACGCTTATGAGTTCCGTTACTACCCAACTTTACGGGACGTGTTCATAGAACGTGCAAAATTGGAGGCTCCGTATGTAAAGAACCAAGCGCAAGTTGGTTCTGACTCCCTAACCTGGAACGCTAGAACAGCCGGTGTTACTTTGAAAAACATCACTTCCAAGATCAACCAACACGCTGTGTCTGGTTTGACCTTGTCAGATGGTGATTTCACCGCGTTCTGCTGGGAAAGGTATGGGTGCACGGGCCTCGATGTTATCGATCTATTTGAGCAAGTCGTGCTGAACCGTAATGTAAAATTCGATGTTACCGGGGTAGTTGTAGAGAAACTCATGATAGATCTGATCTGAGTTGCCGAGTTGCCTGGATGACGAGGGCACTCGGTTCTCGAACCGTAACCCCGACCATAACAAAGATGGGAAAAG